TAAAACAAAGAGAGAAATTAGTTCGTTAATACAAGATGGAGATGAAGAAGGTCGCAAAGTGAATTATATCATGTGTTGTGCTCATTCTGTTCGTTTAGAAGATATTAAATGGTTAATCAAGACATATCATAAAGATAATCGTGATTATGTATTTGATATATACTTTGATGAATTTGACAAGCTACAAATCTTTGTTGACTTTATTAATATTGTGAAGCGCTATGAAAATGTCTATAATTTAACTGCCATTAGCGCAACTCCTTATAAAGAATGGTTTAAACTTCTTCATAAATGCGGATATGATTATGTAAGTTGTGTAACTGATATTGAAGATTCATCTGAATACCGCAGAATTAAAGATCATGAATTAATTTATACTGATACATTATCAACATTTATTTCTCCAGTGGCACATTTTAACCATATTATCAATAATCCTGGCACTGTATCTTATGAAGATGAAGAATTTAGCCATAAACTACCAGATATCAAAAGTCTATCTGGAAAAATTATCTTTGTCCCTGGTGAATATTACATTTCAACACATGATGAGATTAAAGATATTGCTATTGAAAATAATTGGAATTGCCTTGTATTAAATGGTAAACATAAAACTGTTTATTTTGCAGATGGAAAATTTGTTACAATCTCTTCTTATCGTAAATCATATCCAGATAAATTCAATGAATATGATGGTATTATGAATATTGTTAGAGAAATGTATAAAGACCCTATACTTAAACTAAAAGAAAAAAATCTAATCATTACTGGATTTAATTGTGTAGAAAGGGGCGTTACATTTAATACTCCAGATTTCCAATTCTATGCGGCAATCTTTGCTCCATATCACTATAAGGAAGGCAGTTCTCAAAAAGAAAGTATCATTCAACTTGCTGGAAGAACAACTGGTTGGGATAAATTTGTTCCAACTATGAAAATTCTTGCACCAAAGTACCTCATTGATGAAGTATCAAAAAGTCAAGATGCTCTAATTGAATTCCTTAAACTAAAGCCGGACTTTATTTCATATGCTGATATGATTAGTGATGGTAATGCCATTCCAATTTACATTAATATTTCTGAGTTTAATCTTATTCAATTGGAAGGCACCAAAGGAAATTCTAAAAAGTTGGAAATTATCAAAAAAGGTATTGAACGAGGAGAAATCCAGTTCAGTAATTCAAATCGTGATTATCCTACTAAATTAAGGTTTGATACTGGTTTTAATAACTATACTCTAAAAACAATTCGTTCTTGTACTGAAGATACAAATTATGAAAATTATAGGTTTGATAAATATATTGAATCGTATGATACTGGGCATGGGTATGGTCAGTCAAATAAAGAAGGGGAATTTAGTATTGATATTAATTATAAGGATCATATTAAAAATGGTGTTAAGATTTTGCGTGGCATTGGTTTTATATCGTACGCATGGAAAGATATTGTCTAAGTCTCAAACTTCTTCATAAATTTAGACCATTCGTCAATACACTCTTTAATTTTTTCCGGAATTTTCTGCTTAGATGCCTTTTTAATAATAGAATTCTTATCATCTTGATTACTATTGTTAATTGAATAAAGTAGAACTTTTGTATCATTTGAATAATTATAAATATCGAGTGAAGACTTTGTTGTAAGAATCAATGTAAAACCGGCATTTTTTACAATCTCTTCATCTGTAAGCTCCTTTACTGGTACTGGCTTTGGTGCTTGTGATGTTGGTATTGGCGATGATAGTTGAGGCGACGATAGTATTGGTTTTGGTGTTGGTGGTGTTGGTTGAGGCGAAGGTAGTGTTGTTTTTGGTGACGGCGGTATTGTTTTTGGGGATGGTGGTGATGATTGAGGCGACGGTAGTGATTCTTCTATTGAGCTAGTATCCTCTTCATGTGCTGAATAAGATGAATCTTCTGATACATCTATATTTTCAGCATTCATATTTACTCCCATCATACCCCATACATTTTTATTTTCAGTAGTAGCATTACTAGGAGAATCACTAGTAGGGGTAGGATTACCCTCATCCGCAACACTTTCGGTATCTTTTCCGAGAAGTTGATTAAATATTTTCTCAGTATTCCATGTTTTAACACCAAGACCAGATTTACTAATGGAAAGATTACAGAAGGTATAATGCTTTACAATCCTATTAACTAGTTTACTTACGAAACTCTTAATAATTGGATGAGTATCTGATAAGTCTGAATTATGTTTATTACTTTTTAGACCGAAATAATTTTTAGCAGTATCTTTTGATATCATATCAATATCAATATTTAAATAACCAGCATTTCTCTTTGTTGGCATACTTTCATCCCATGAAGGCATTCCCAAATAACATCCATATAATCTCATCAATACCCCACGCACATCATCAATCTTCTTAAAATCAGACCCAAGTTGGTTATAATATTGCTCAAATAGTTTCTTAGAAGGACAATTTAGTGTAATTATAAAAGAGCCCTTATCAATAGCATTATCCCATTCTTTTTTAATATCATATTTAATTGGATATACTTTACGTAGTTCACTCTTAGCATTCTCAACATAGAATATACGGTTGTGGCCTTGTACACGAATATCACCTTTCATAAATGTTTCTTTAACATTTGTTGTTCTGTCTGTATGTTCATACATTGAACACGTAACAATAATTGGATTATGTATCTCTGGCTCTAAGATTGGCGAAATCGCAGTAGTAGAATTCGCAGTATATGTAATGGGTTTCTTTGCTGGTTTTGAAGATGCTTCAAACTTAATAGTATAATTCTCCTTTAGGATATCACAATAATATAGTGAGATTGACTTGAATAATGAAATAATTTCATCATCAATTAGAGCATTTGAATTAATATGATTTTTATCAAACTCCATAAGATGTAGCATATAAGAAGACTTGCTTGAATCTAGAATTGACTCCAAATCAAGCTTCATTTCAGTATCAACAATAGAATTCTTAATCTTTGTAATAATATCATGTTGAGAAGCACTTTTATCGCGTCGAATTGTCATATAATCCTTTACACTGATAGCCCTATAGTCATTTTCCTCACCAGTATTCATACTCTCAACACGTTCGTCAAACTCCTTTACTTTGAAATTAAGTGACTGATACTTGCTGTCAGTTAGAGCCTTTGTCTCAGAGTACATAGAAGTAGGATTGAAGAAAGCAACAGCGGCAGCATGACCGTGATTCTTATCACCAATGTTATCAGCCCCTTTTTTATAGATAGTACTGCCTAGACTAAACAGATGCTCAATCTCACCAATACCGCTACTACCAGACCAATGAAGAATGTATGCCGTCTTTGTTACTGAGTCAAAGAAACTCTTTGTGTAACTATATCCAGAAGTATTTTCTTTCTGAGAATCTCGGTCATTATGATACCACTCTGAAAACGCTTTGAACAATGTTAGACCACCAGAACTGCCACGAATACCAGTCCACTTGTGAGAAAACGGCTGAGAATCATGGAAGTCAGACATCTTTTTGAATACCTAATTATTATATTTTCAAAAATCAATTTTAAATTTTTTGTGCACAAACTTACAAAAAATTGAAAAAATATAGAACTATAATTAGTATGGACCTAAATAAATTAAGTCTCAAGGCTTTAAAAAGTCTTGCGACTGCTCAACAATTAGCAGGACGTTCTAGATATACGAGAAAGAATGATTTAGTTACGGCGTTATCTCTTTCTACGAGTAAAAATACTACATTAAAGAATAAAGTTACTAAAGTAATGGAAGAATGCCCTGTTGTGACGGATAGTACCTCTGTAACGAAACTACATGCTAGAGAATTATTCTTTAGTAAATGTGATGATAAAGGTTTGAATGACAAATATAATAACCTCCGTGAAGAAATTTTGACAAATATCTTAGGAGAAAAATATAAGTCATTTATTGAAGATAATGAAGAAGGGAAGCATTGGCTTCTTTTACAAACAGGCTGGAAAGATGTTCTAGATAAAATCTCTAAAAAAGAACATGATTCAATTCATATTGAACACAAGGGTGGAAGAAAGTATAACAATGATTTTAATATTATGTATATGAAAGGCAAAAAAGTTATTGAAACTATTAAAGTAGAATTTAAATGTGGTGGAAAAAATATAGAAAAACTTCCGCAAATTGTAAGTCTTGATGCGAATAAATCATTCTTAGTAGGATATGCCTCATGGTTCTATGATAATTATGTAACAAAGGAAGACCCATGGACTCGCTTTAAAAATATTATTCCTTCAAAAGAAATATATCTAAAAGAAATTTACAAAAATGAATCAAAAAATAAATTCTTTATTGCACTAAAAGAAGAAGAAAAAGATAAAGAATATTACAACTTAAAATCAAAAAAGACTGGAGAATCGATTCGAAAGTGGTTAGAAGAAAACTATAAGAATCTAGATTTGAAGAAATTATCAGAAGAATTCATAAGAACTCAAAAAGGTAAAATTATTATTTTATGGGATAAAAATAATTTTAATATTGATTCTATTGATGAAGCCGAATTAAATGTAAAAACTATATTTGGTATTAAAAATAATAACTCTATTTTAGTGAACTCAGAATCAAATAAAATACAATATGCTATGTTACTACGTTGGAAGAATCATCCGGGTGTATTAAAACCCGCATGGCAGATTTCTATAAAGCGGTTGTAAAGATAGGCAATACACACTCAATCTCTGTTTTGGACATCGCTCCATTTCCAACAAACATCTCAATAAATTTCATAGTTCTTTCATCTTCAAAGCTTTTTTTTACAATTTCTAGATTCTTTTCAGATTCACTATTATTTGGCAGAATCATATTTACATGATTTTCTGCATAAAACTCTTTCAAATCAACACTTACATAATTAAATTTATATTCTACATTTCCATATCCTCTATTTACTAGAATTGCTTTAGTTTTGATTGGAGACTTATGAAACCCCTTAATATATTGTTTCTTTTTGCCATCTTTTGATTTAATATTATTAATAACTAATTCACAATTAATAATATTTGTACTGTAAATAAGAAGCGCAGATGCTGTATCATTCGTTAACTTATCTTTTTCTTGATTCCACACTACATCACCAGTTTTCACAAAGAGCTCTAGCTGATTAATTGTCTTTGTGCCAGCCACAAGTTCATTCAGCTCTTTGTAACATGGCGAAATATATTTAGAGCCATTACGATCAAATATGTATTTATGAGTTGGGTCTTTCTTCTTTTGTAAAATAATTAGCATTGTATCTTGGCCTGTTTCATAGTATTTTACATCAAGCGTTTTTACGAAATGTATTGTACAGTGTTCATAAATATACTTACGCATTGGCTCATAGTAACTACAATTAAATAGCGAAGTTGGAAGAACAAATCCTAAATACCCTTTATCACTCAAATGCTCTTCAAGACATTTGTAAAGAAACGCAATATAAATATTTGGACGGCCAACCATACATTTAGGATTTTTATCTTTAATTACGAAATATGGAGGATTACCAATAATAGTATCAAACTGATTTTCTGACTTGTATTTCATAAAATCAGATTGTACCAACTCTATAGTAGTATTCTTATATGCCTTGAATATTGTTTCATTGAATTCAACCCCAGTAATTTTTGCTTTCGGATATTTTTGATGAGCATCTTCAAGAAACTCTCCAGAACCAAAAGATGGCTCTAAAATACTTTTTGGTTTTACTTTTAGTTTATCAAATTCTTCAAATAGTAATTCACGTGCTTTCTTTGGTGTAAAGAAAATTCCTTGATTCTGCCTATCTTCTTTTGAAAGTTTCTTATTTAATTCTAAAGAGTTTTCACGAAACGGAGCATTGGATTGAATAATACTTTGAATTACTTCATTCATTACTTTTGGAGCTTTACATTTATTTTTCCTATTTATATGTCTATCATACTGTGATTTTTGCGTGAAGTCCTTCAAGCATACGTTACAACTATATTCCTTTGTCATTTATACTAAGAATATATATTTTATGCAAATCAATTTTACCCGTTTTATACATTTTTTCTTGCATACGCCGGGTGAAATAAAATATTGTATAAATAGAATGCCTGAAGGTTGTGTAGATTGTGAAGATTATGGAGTATGTAGCGGAGAACAATGTAAAGTACATACTTTATATTATGGGGTAGTACGTGATATGCAAGAAGAAGTTACATTATGGGGTGATATGGTGATTAAAGCAGAAAAAGAGACATTTGATGCGTTACCTGAAGCAGAAAAGCAAAAACGAAAGAATGCTAACGCAAAAGAAAGTGCTAAAAATGAACGTAAGATTAAAGAAGCTTTCAAGGAGAATACCATTACTTCTAATCGTATCGCCAACTGCGTAACAGTCAGTGGTAAATTAATGTTAAAACACAAATTTAAGTTGGAATGTAAAAACGAAGATATGCCCGACGAGACTTTGAGTGACGGGTCTAAATTTCCTGGTGGTTGTTGGGCGAATGAAAAAGGATATTGTCCATTCATGCACAAAGATGAAAAAGGTAAATATGACTTTAAAGGTGCGAAAAGAATTGTTCTAGTAAATGCGGGGCCTTCTAAAAATAGTGGAAGACCTCCTACAGGAACACGAAGACGTAGTAAATCACCACCTAAGTGGAGAGGTGGTAAGAGAACTACGAGAAAATATTAAATCTTGCGTATAAGTATAGATGGGAGATAAAAACGTTGCGCCTGGCACATACGCTGGAGTAGCTTTAACTACTTTATATGACATGGTTCAACGTGGAGAATTTGTATTACGAAATGCAGGACTAGTTCAAAACGGGGATGATATTTCAGCGCCACCAGGTATAGATGAAGATACTTTTAATGGTACTGTGTCTAGAGTAGAAAATCATCTTCAAGCAATATATAATGACAAAGCTCGCTATCCTACAGTTGAAGAAATTAGAGCGGGAGTTTTTAATAACCAAAATAATGTTAGAGACAAGATAAATGGCCAAAATACTGTTAGAGACAAGATGCCTACCGACCCTCAAGGCACTCAAGTTCGTGGTGGAAGACGTAAGTCTAAGGGTCGCAAGACACAATCTAAGTCTCGTAAATCTAAAGGTTGTAAGACAAAGTCCAAGGGTCGCAAGTAAATTACTTATACTTATTTGACACTTTATATGTTCCATTTGCTCTTGGTATTAAACCTTTCGCTTTTAGCGATGAGGTCATTGTAAATCCTATTGATTTGCCTTTTTTGAACATATCTAAATACTTTTTATTACGTTGAGTTGCTTTATAACCACCCTTTTGGGTACATCGTGAAAACCATTTTTTACCACCTTTTGTTTCTCGTGCTTTTTTTACTAAATCCGCATCTGTCGTATAATGTGTTTTTCCGCAAACTAAAAGCGATGAGACTCTTGCATACCCCCATGCCTGTTGGCTGGCGCCAGGTCTATGCCCTGTCCTCCAAGCAGCCATACCTCTATTGTAAGATTCTTGTAACAGATTTTTAGGAACACCGCTCGCTTTTGCTCGTTCTTCAATAGACTTTGCTTCAGGAAATAATTTATTCCATTTATCGGTATAAGAAGACTTCTTTGTTTTCGCACCTTTGTCAGATTTAAATCCAACATACGCTTTTGCATTCTTCCAACTCATTGAGCCGAACTTTTTGATTTCTTTTTTTCTTAATGTTTTATTCTTTTTTGAAAGACCTTTAAAGTATTTAGTTGGTAAGTACATTTCTATTTATAAGTAGTATAAAAAGATTTTATAATACTTATATATTATGTTAGATTTCTATATTGGACTACTCGTTACTGCTATAATATGTAGTATCTATGCATTAATATATAATATTTACATTAGATTTTATGTACCAGATAATTATTCTAGTATTAGTGAAGTTTAATTCTATTTTCTTGTTTTTCTAGATTTTTTTGTTTTACGCTTACGTGTTTTCCTACCTCCATTATGATGTCCATTATGATCTCCATGATAATGTTTATTCCTGGGGCTAAGTAGATGTCGATTTCCATATGAACGAGGTAATAAGCCTTTTGTAGGTTTAATTGTACCAATATTAGTGGGAGGAGGAACATCGTTTCCTTTACATTCAACTTCTTTAAATTCCACCTTTTCACGCTCACTGTAATCCCCATCTTCAACTCCTTCTTTCGTACTAAAGTCAATGTAAGCCATTGTGCCATCACCTGACCCTTCAGTAAACTGACGTATAACTTTACCCCTATAAGGACCTTCCTTCACCTTTCCTGTTTTTTTGTTTATGCGAATTTCGAGATAACATTTTGTTGGATCTAGTAGTTTTACCATCTAAATATAAGGCATATAAATATTTAAAGATTACGCAGTTCCTTGAATAGAATGGAAGATGAATTTCAGTCTTTTTTTGAAGAATTAGGTCCTGTTGCAACAGCCGGATATAAATTTTTCAATTCATTTAAAATTAAAATAGACGACGGAACTATATATTTTTATAAAGATTTTAAAGATACTGTAGACGCAGACATTTTGAAAGATTTGAAAACTTATATTAAAGATGAAAAAACAAGACTGACAGAAGGTAAAAAAAAGATATCAGTAGTTTCTGTAAGACAACGAGTGATATTTTTTATAACAAAATTACATGAATTAAGTGTATTTGCGTTCAATGACCGTAAATATTTATTCTTTTATTGGCAAACATTGGATGATTTATTGATTTAACATAAAATTTATCCGTAGAATTCTTAAAAATACTATCCTTCTATTAGAAAATATGATTTACATATCAGGAATAGCTTCTTTAATCATTCAGTTTATTGTTGGTGTCATTGATTATTGGGCAATAAATATAGATATAAGTCCGAAAGACGAGCTGTTAAAAGATTTATTAAAAGTTGAACTTTTTGTTCAGATGATTGAATTTATATTTTATGTTTGGTTAATATATTATTTCAGCAAAATATCAAAAAATATAACCCCGTTCCGTTATTTAGACTGGTTTATTACTACCCCTTTAATGTTAATTACATTGTCAGCATATTTAAATCATGATGGAACTAAACAAACTAGATTAACAGAGTTTTTATATGATAATACATCTTCCATAGTGAAAATTGTTATATTGAATGCTATGATGTTAGCATTCGGTCTTATTGGTGAATTCGGCTACTTGTCTGCTTATACATCTACAGCACTCGGGTTTATTCCATTCGCTTTAAATTTTAAGCATATTAAAGAAACATTCTTAGAATCTTCTGAAGATAAATTTAAGAATCTTGTATTTTACTGGTTTGTATTTTTCTGGTCTCTCTACGGTGTCTTTGCTGTTATGAGTTATAAAGTTAAAAATACTGGATACAATATATTAGATATATTTGCTAAAAACTTCTTTGGAATCTTTTTAGCATATGCTATATGGTCGAAATCAAAATTAGAAGAGAAGTCTGATAATTGAAA